ACTGCTAGAGAATATATGATGAACTATCGGGAAGTACCTAGACCTCACCCCGAAATGTTTGATAATCAAGGAAACTTGATTCCTGATGAGGTAATTGCATTTAATTTTGAAAACTATCATGACTACGACGAAGAAAGCGACGACGCCGAGAACTAAGAAACCCACGACTAGCAAGAAAGAGGCACCAGCACCAGCGATTCCTGATCTTCCTAATAACCCTTTTATTTACGAGGTCTTGGATATTATTTCCAAGCAGCGTTCTAAGGCAAAGAAGATCGAGGCTCTTAAAAAATATGAAGCACCTGTTCTTAAAACAATTTTCATCTGGAACTTTGATGAAAGTGTAGTTTCTATGCTTCCAGAAGGAGATGTTCCTTATGCAGCAATCGATGGTGAGAGTGGATTCAAAGGAACTCTTTCTGAAAAGATTGCTGACGCTGTAAGTAAGATGGAAGAACTTGATACTCGTTCTCTTGGTGCCAATGATCAAGGAAAGACTACTATTCGTGCTGAGTTCCGTAAGTTTTATAATTTTATCAGAGGTGGTAACGATTCTCTGAGTATGCTTCGTAGAGAGACAATGTTTATCAACATTCTTTCTGGTCTACATCCTCTTGAAGCAGAAATTATGTGCTTGTGTAAGGATAAAAAACTTGATACCAAGTATAAGATCACTCAAGATGTTGTAGCAGAAGCATATCCTGATGTTCAATGGGGAGGTCGTTCGTGAATCTTATGAAAATTCTTTTTGAAAACTGCGATCGAGATAAAGCACAAGACCGTACCTTACCTACCAATGCATTTCTTATAGAATATAAGGTTGATGAGGGTGCTGAGAGTTCTTATGATATTGCTACAGGAGCAAAGCAATCAGAAATCTTCGATTATTACTATGATAAGTACAAGAAAGGTTTTGTGACTATGAATCAGGCTGAGGGTAGGATTAATCCTAAACTTTATGGAAATAAACCACCCGAAACCAAAAGGCGGAAGTGAATCCCAGAATTGTCGGTAAATTTTCCCGGCAATTTTTTTGACTATGGAGATTTTAAATAAAATGTTTGTGTTGATACTGAGACACTTGACTAAATAATGCATAAGGTCTATAATAAGACCTGACGTTCATCCCACTCTTGAGTGGGACGCAAGTAAGTCGCGGAACGGAGCCGTTCATCCCATGATTGAATTACTTTTATATTCATCACTCAGTTGTTCTGATGCCGATGCTATTATGTTTCGGATGAGGAATAATAAAAATCTTGACAACCAAGTTAAGATTGAACTAATAGAAGCCGTAAAGGAATCTACACCTGATTGCTATCCATGGGACGCAAACGACTAAAGGAACGGACCTAAAAATCCAACTACTTTAGGAGTAACTACAATGAACACCCTTCAAATGGTAAAACAGCAGATCAACAAAGCATCTGCACTTCACAACGCACAGATTACCCACACCTCATATCGTGGTGTTGAGTATGATACTCGTTGTGTAGAAAGTAAAGAGTCGCACGGTACATTCTGCTATCGTGGTCGTACTTATACTAAGTGATTCATTAACTTACATTACAGAGAGGGTTTATAACCCTCTCTTTTTTTGTCTTTAAGTAACGAATTAACAAATGTTAGTGAATTAACACAAAGTAGTCTACATAGTATAGAATTAAGGCTAGCCTATGAAGTAATTCCTTCTTATGGTATTAAAATCTATGGAGGTGAAAATGCATAATCGCATTTCCCGTAATCAATTGGCAGAATGGGTGCATATTGAAAATGCACTTTCTAAGTCTAACGAAGAACTAGATTTAGTAAATGACTACTTTGATTGTTTAATCGAATGCGAAGAGGACCAAGGAACATGTAAAAGAATTTGTAAAATTCTACTAGCAAATTAATTTAAAATCGGGGGGGGGAAACCTCCCCCTTTTTTTGTGCTATAATACTTGCAGTGTACACACTATTATGGACAAAGAACGATTGAAACTCATCGTCCGTAACTTGGAACTCTTGGTTGATGGGTTAAAGGCAGAGGTGTATTCGGATCCGAATGCTTATACAGATAAGCGAGAGAATTTCGATGATCCTGCACATTACGGCGATTACGACGAGGTTTTTAACGATGACGATGGGTATCCCGACTGATAGGGCAAGAAAGTATATGAAACTGCTTCGCAGACTAGTGAAGCAAGAGCATCTTTATACAGAAGAAAAACTGATTGAGATGAAGAAACAACTGCGAGATCTTGAGGAAGAATTGGCAGTATTAGAGAAAAAAGTATCAAAAGGATTTAAATGAGTGTAAAACTGATTAGTGTAACTCCCGATGCGGAGAAAATGATGGCATACGTTGCTCGTGTGTCAAACCCTAACAATCAAGAGAATCCAAATTATGCAAAATTGCTAGGATACTGCATCAAGCACAACCACTGGTCAGTGTTTGAGCAGGCATTTATGACTCTTGAATTGGAAACTACTAGAGGTGTGGCAGCTCAAGTGCTCCGCCATAGATCTTTCACATATCAAGAATTTTCTCAACGGTATGCTGATAGTTCTATGCTTGCGGATACAATTCCTCTTCCAGAACTTCGGAGACAAGACACTAAGAATCGTCAGAATTCTATTGATGATATTGATGCGTTTACTCATCAAGAATTCCAAATCAAAATGCAAAAACATTTTGAAGAAGGAATGAAACTATACAAAGAGATGCTTGATGCATCGATTGCAAAAGAGTGTGCTCGTTTTGTGCTCCCACTCGCCACACCCACCAAAATCTATATGTCGGGATCATGTAGGTCGTGGATCCATTACATAAATCTGAGAACTGCTAACGGTACTCAGAAAGAGCATATGGATCTTGCAGAAGGTTGTAAAAAGATCTTTATTGAACAATTTCCCACCTGTGCAGAAGCACTTGAGTGGATCTAAATAAAATACCTTGGAGTTAATACTATGCCATCATATCCTGTAAAGAACAGCAAAACTGGGGAAGAAAAAGAGTTGAATATGACCATTGCAAATTATGAGCAATGGCGCAAGGACAATCCTGATTGGGATAAAGATTGGAGTAAAGGATGTGCCTCTGCACAGGAAGTGGGTGAGTGGAAAGATAAATTAGTTGCTAGAAATCCTGGATGGAATGATGTACTTGGCAAAGCATCGAAAGCACCTGGTTCAAGAGTAAGAAGGATTTAGTATGCCTAGAAGAAAGAGAGCATCTGCAGAACAACCCATTGGAGTTGGTCTTACAACCAAGCAGATGAAGCGGAAAAAACCACTTAGTCGAGAATATTTGGTTGATATTGATCCTTTATCGGATAATCAAAAACGACTATTTGATTCTTATAATGAAGGCAAGCATATTATTGCATATGGATGTGCAGGTACAGGAAAGACCTTTATAACCCTCTACAACGCACTTCGTGATGTTTTAGATGAGAATACACCGTATGAGCGTATCTACCTTGTACGTTCTCTTGTTGCTACTAGAGAGATTGGTTTTCTTCCTGGATCTCATGAAGATAAGGCAGATATTTACCAGATTCCTTATAAGAATATGGTCAAGTATATGTTCCAAATGCCTAGTGATGCTGACTTTGAGATGTTGTATGGTAACCTAAAGTCTCAGGAATCGATCAAGTTCTGGTCCACTTCATTCTTACGTGGAACCACTCTTGATAATGCTATTGTTATTGTAGATGAGTTTCAAAATCTAAACTTCCACGAACTTGATAGTATTATCACTCGTGTTGGTGAAAATACTAGGATTTGTTTCTGTGGTGACTCTCGTCAGTCTGATTTAAATAAGGCAAATGAGAGAAATGGTATTGTTGATTTTATGAACATCTTGCGTAAAATGCAATCATTTGATATAATTGAATTTGATGTAGATGACATTGTTCGTTCTGGACTTGTCAAAGAATACATTATCGCAAAAATGGAATCTGGATTTTAATGTTCAATCACGTTGATGTGGATCTTCCATCTCTAGAAAGAGAAACTATTGATGGGGTCCGTTATTATAAAGTGCCTGATGAAGAAGAACTCCTTAGACTGGTCTCCATTACTTCGGTGACCAGTCATTTCAATAAGGAAATCTTTGTCAAATGGCGTAAAAGAGTTGGTAATGAGGAAGCAGATCGTATCACTAAACGTTCTACAAGACGTGGTACAGATATGCATACATTGGTTGAATACTTCATAAAAAATGAACAACTACCAGATGTTCCTCCTATTTCTAAATTTCTTTTTAATATCTGTAAAGAAAAGTTAAATCTTATAAATAATATTTACGCCCTTGAAGGGTCTCTGTACAGCAAACAATTAGGCGTAGCAGGGACTGTAGATTGTATCGCTGAATACGACGGCGAGTTAGCTATAATCGACTTCAAAACATCTGCCAAACCCAAACCACGGGAATGGATCGATCATTATTTTGTACAGTGCATGGCATATGGTTGTATGCTGTATGAACTGACTGGAATATCAGTCCAAAAACTTGTAATTATTATGGCTTGTGAAAATGGAGAATGCGTCGTCTATGAAGAAAGAGACAAATCAAAGTACATCAAACTTCTTACCGAGTACATTGGAAAGTTTGTTAGAGATAAACTGGAGCTCTATGGAACCTAATAAAGAACTAGAGAAGGCAATCGAAAGTAAATTTCTAACTCCTTCCAAATTTGCTTTGGAGATTGAAAAAATTGCTTCCGAAGAAAAATTTAATTACATTGATGCTATCGTACACTATTGCGAAATCAATGAACTTGAGGTAGACTCAATTACCAAACTCGTTTCAAAACCTCTAAAAGAGAAACTTAAGTGGGACGCAACACGTCTTAACTTTATGAAACGAACTTCAAGAGCAAAACTTCCTTTATGATCGTGACACCCTTTGAAACATATCAACATTATTTGTCACTAAAAAATCATTTCACAAATCCTAAATACGACTTCTTCAAATACGGAGCTAAGACTCGTGCTAGTGTGTCCTCTTTCAATAAGAGAAAGGATAAGTACTGGTTTGAAAAGA